AAAATATATGGAGAATGTAACACCAGAACAACTCAAAGCCGAAAAAGCTGAGCGGGACTCTGTTCTGGCTGAGACTCTTCTTAATGAAAGAAAAAATAAGGAATTAATTAAAGACAATAATCTATTAACTCCAAAGGTAGACAATCTCAAGCAGGAACTTTTTATACTAGAAGGAAAAATTGCAGAAAGGTCCCGACTTCTTAGGGATCTTGCAACTATCCGTGGTGACATACAAAAATTGGAAAGCATCAAAAAGACACTTTCCACCTCAATTCTGCTTATACAGAATGATCCAACAATTCTTTCTCTTTCAAGCACTAAAGATAAGTTACAAGCTACTATTGCTAATCTAAATACACAGATTGAGATCCTGAATAAAAAAGCTATTGAGTTAGCAGATTCCAACACTGATATTTCTCAGCAAGTGGCAACACTTGAAGGCCGTCTTGAGGAATTAACCAAAGTTGAAGAAAAAACAAAGGGCACACTTTCAAAAGAAGTGGCCGATTTGGCAGTACAGAAGTCAGGGTTGGAATCAGATGTTGAAGGAAGAACAAAAGAGGTTGCAATTCTTGAAAACCATCGTGATGGTTTAGTTATGTCTATCGATACTCTGACAAAAATTTATGATAAAGTTTTTGAAAAGGCTAATGTTATCGAAGGGATTGTGGGGAATGTTAAAGACATCAGCGACAAAAACCTTGTTGATATTCGAGAATTATTTGCAGAGATGGGAACACAGATTAAATCTGTTATAGATAAAACGAATGAAAGCTCTAGTGGTGCAAATGTAATTTTGGAGAAACTTCCAAGGTGGATTTTTGAATTGCAACGTCCGATCTCACTAAAACGAGTTCCACCTAGGATGATTAATAGAGTAATGCCAATAGACCAAAAAGAACATGAGTTACCTCTCTAACGCCTTAGGCGATCCAAATTTTTTAGGATATTTTCCTACACCGGCAGACTTGATAGCTGCTTACCCGGTGGGATTTCCTGGCGCGTGGGCGATTGTTGGATCAACAGATACTATTTGGATTTGGGATGAGGATAGCATGTCTTGGGTTGATAGTGGTTCTATTCCAGTAGGCCCAACAGGCCCTACTGGCCCAACAGGCCCTACAGGAGCTACCGGAGATACAGGCCCAACTGGTATGAGTGGCACGGGACCAACAGGCCCCACTGGCCCAACAGGCCCCACTGGTCCTCAAGGCCCAGAAGGAGCAGCTGGTGGAGGAACTTTGAACTATCAGTTTGATGACACTGTGAGTGGCTTACCTGGAATTGGATTTTTTACAGTGGACAACACTTCATTTGCGGCTGTAACCTTGATTGATATAAATAATATGGATGGATCTCTCGACTGGGTACGTCCTATTCTCGCAACTTATCAAGTAGGAGATTTCATAACTATTGTTGATAGTTTTTTGGGAGGAGTTGCTGTCTATAAAATTACCGGCAATACTGACACTGGAGGCACGACTCAGTTGAACGTGACTTATTTTTCATCAAATGGAAGTTTTTTTGGAAACAATGATACTTGTACAATTTCTCCAGGGTATGTGGGCCCAACAGGTCCTACAGGCCCTACGGGACCAACTGGCGCGGGGACTACTGGGGCAACAGGTTCCACAGGTCCTACGGGACCAACTGGCCCAACAGGTCCTAGTGGAGCAGATGGCCCAACAGGTCCTAGTGGAGCAGATGGCCCAACAGGCCCTACAGGTCCCGCGGGTCCCACAGGAGCTACTGGAGATACAGGAGATACGGGAGACAAAGGTGGCGTTAGATATAATTTTAGTACAACTACGACTGACTCTGATCCGGGTTCAGGTAATTTCCGTTACAACAATGCAACGATTGGTTCAGTCACTCAAATTTTTATTGATAATAATGATGTTCCGGGAAACGTACAAACTGCTTGGTATGATACTTTTGATGACTCCACTTCTTCTGTTAAAGGATTTTTATACATAGAAGGCAATTTAGCTGGTTCTACTGTTGTAAATATTTTCGCAATTACTGCTATCGCGGCGGCGGCAGGATATTATAAATTGACTGTGACTTATGTTTCTGGTGCCCTTCCAGCAGACCTAACTGCATGTACAATGTTTTTTGCTAGGAATGGAGATAAAGGAGATACCGGTTCAGCTGGAGGAACTGGTCCTACTGGTCCTACTGGACCAACAGGAGCTGCTGGTCCCAATAATAGTAAGGCCTCATTTACCGCCAAGCAAGGAATCACGGCTGGTAATCCCGTGGGCGCTTCCAATGGTTTTGCAAACGCTGTGGCTCTTGCTTACAATATTTCCCAATCAAAAACTCACGGAATAACTACACCACTTTGGACTGGATTAAAACAAAGTCTCTATTGTGCTATTGGAGGAGATAAATTTGTCGTTGTTGATTATACAGCAGCAACTTCTGACACTCTTTTTGCTTCGGTTGTCAGCATCAATAGATCTACCAATGTTGCAACAGTGGGAACGGCAGTAGCCGCGGCTACGGCTTTTACCCCGAGCTCCACCGATCTTGATAACGTAGCAATTTGTAAATTGGACACAGATAAATTCATTATGTTTTATCTTCTTGATGCTTCTACGACTGTTATTAAATACCGAGTTGCAACTGTCTCAGGAACAACAATTACTTTTGGTACAGAGGCAACCTTTACAACTGCTGGTTCTACTTTTGCTACAGGGTTTTGTTGCGCTGCATTCCTTTCAACTGACAAGGGAGTATTTATTTATAAATGTGCTACTACCAGTAATAGTAGGGCTATAGTCTTTACTACTTCCGGGACTGTTGCTACGGGAGGTACTCCTGCGAGTTTGGGTGCGACTTCGAACGCAAATGCTGTTACTTACGTTATAAAAATAGGGACAGATAAGTTTCTGTACTGGACCAATGTTAATACTGCGGGTTCATCTCAACAAGTGGGAACGTGTACTGGAGGTACGACAATCACCTTGGGTACTGATTCGACCACATCAGAAACTCAAGTCGTCAATGCTCAAGGGACCATTCAACTTGTTTCACCAGCAACAGATGTTGCAGTTGTTAGGTTTGGAAGAACTTCAGCAAATATAAATCTTCAAGCATTCACTGTCTCTGGAACGACAATTACAAAAGGAACAACGATTCAAGGTACTGGAAGCCTTGCCGGATTAGGCAATGGTGGCCTTTTTGCATACGATGCGACAACTCTTTATCTCACTGGTGCAAGTAATAATACGATCGCTAAATTTACTTTATCTGGCACTACTTTAACTGATGGAGGAACTGTGGCTACTACATTTACAACTGTAACTGTCACTGGTCTTTGTTCTCTCGATAATGGTTACTGGGTTTCAATTCAGCTCACCTCAACTACTTTTGATATGTGGATTCAAGGAATGTCGAATAATTTTATTGGAATGGCTCAATCGACAGTTGCAAATGGAGCCGCAGTGGATGTGATTATTCGTGGGATCGATGCGAATCAGACGGGGTTACAGCCCGGTGGAATTTATCAGATTGTATTGGGAGGAACATTGGCTTTAGTAGCATACACGGGGGTCGCAGACAATGTAAGCGAGCAGTATTATGTCAAGGCAATCAGTCCAACACAAGTCATTATATAGCAAGAAAAACGTCATATAGTATATGACAAACATAACAATACAAATGGATAAAAATAAAATTATAATCGAAGAAAGTTTGATCAAGAGGGTTCTCACCGGAGAAGTTAAATTTGTCCTAGGAATTATTATTTTCGTGTTTGGTGTCGCGGGCCCGTTCTATGGAATGAAGCAAGACATTGCATTGATTCGTTCTGATATTAATAATATAAATTCAAACCATGAAGCACATATCCAAGATTTAACTCAGCAAATAAAAGACTTGAATGAAAAGCAACTAGATTTACAAAGACAGATTATTACCCTTATCTCAAAAAAATAAATGAACTACGAAACATTAGGCACAGGAGCAGATGAAAGTATCAAAGACCCACGCACAGTGGAGCATCTTCCTGATATGGCCTATCCTCTCATTAAAGGAGGATCAGAATATTCAGTACTGGATATTGAGCACCAGCATGCAGTAGGAATTTGTACAGCAATTTCAAGAGTACAACTTCGTCAAAAACAAATGGGGAAAAGATATTCTCCAGATTTTCAGTACCTTCTTCAAAAGAAATATTTTGATTTTAATTGGAATGAAGGTTCTTCTATACTAAGCGCAAACAAGGTTGCTAAACTTTATGGATTTTTACCTTACGATCTTTGGACGCATACCACCGAAAACGATCGATTCCTTCCTTATAACGAATATATTGCAAAACTTGAAGCAGTTCCGTTGGATGAAATTTTAAGACTTTTGAAATTGTGCATTGATCCTATCGCGGGGTACGCGGCAGTAAATGTTTCCGATCCACAAGCTATTGCAAAAGCTGTAATAGATAGTCCTAAGCAAGCCGGAATTTTATGTCGTTATGGATGCCAGAAGAATTGGTGGACTTCAATCAAAGGGGTTGCTTCATGGCTTGCTAAAGATATTGATCCACTTCGATACGCACCTGAAACTTCTGGTCATGCAATTATTTTAGCTTCATTCGATTACACCAGTGATATTATTCAGAAATTAGCAAATACCTGGGGGACACTTTGGTGTCTGGATGGATCAGCGCATATAAATTGGAGCAACTACAAGATGAATGAGGCTTGGATAGATTTATTTGAAACTCCGGTAATCAATCCCCACCCAACAACAAGAAAAGGTGATAAGGGCCCAGTCGTAAAAGAGTTGCAGGGGATTCTTAATGATAAAACCAGCTATATTTTGAAGATCGATGGCGACTTCGGGAACAAAACCCTTCAAGCCGTGATAGAATTTCAAAAGGAGCATGGTTTGAAAGTTGATGGGGTTGTCGGCCCATTAACATGGAGTAAATTATTAGAGTAATTTTCAAAGTATGACTGACTTAGAAGTAGGATCTCTCGTGGTAATCATTGTGGCTTTGTGTGAAGGATTAAAATTTGCTGGTATTAAGTCCAGATTTATACCTTTAATCGCTGCAATATTGGGTATAGTAGGAGCTTTTGTTTTTGCGGGAAGAGTTGGTTTTTTGGTAGCAGGAGCAGGTGTTCTCATAGGACTAGCGACAACCGGTGGTTATCGTTTAGTCAAGACAAGTATCTTAAACAAGTAGTTTTTAGATTCTGCTCTTGCAAGTTGAGAGCAGAAATGTGAAAATTAATAATAACAGGCTAAAAAATATATGTCACGATTCCCACAAATTACAATAAAGCATAATATCGGAAACACCATTGATGTTCCAAATCAGTTGGATGTTCGGGCTTTTACATATATAGCTACCAACCTTTCTATCGGAGAAATAACCATACCAGTAGACAATGCTACTAACTTCACGGCCAGCGCAATTATTGTCCTCTTGTCATCCATGGGAGCTGAAAATGCAGAATTTTCAGATGTTTCTGCTCACACTGATCAGGCATTTACTGTGTCTCTTACTACACAACCTCACAATCGTGGAGATTTGGTTCAAGAAGTCCGATATGATCAGATTGTTTTGCTAAAATCTGCTACCCAGAATGGGGCATACTCTATTTTAAGTACAGTGACAATGCAGGTCACTCAGCAACAGACAACCATTTTCGATATAGTTGGGCTTACTACTGATTTTTATAAGGTCCAATGGAAAAATTCTCAAACAGGAGCTGTTTCTGACACCTCCGATCCAATAAGTGTTCTCACTTACCCTGATAATTCAGTGGCTACTGTAGTTTTCCCGGTCCTTTCCGCAATGGGGATCAATGAAAATGACCCAAAAATAAATGCAGAATTTTGCATTAGTTCAATAAATGATGCTCGTAAATATGTTCGAGGGAAACTGTATGGAGTTAGGCACGATTGGAATGAAGAATTTGAATTCCCGATAAAAATTCTGGCTGGAAATAACTATGTTGACTTGCCAACTGATATTGATTTCAAATTTAGTGATCGTTCGACCCTAGCGGCTCGTTTCTTGATTGGAAATATTTTAACTCCCTTCAATCTTCGATACATTGATAAAAGAACATGGAACCAAGTAGCTTTTCAAGTCACTGGAAGTTTTGTGGCTACTGATGCTGGTATAGGAAATGCTACCTTGCAACTAGAAAATACTGGAGATTTTTGGAGTACGGCTGGAGGAGTTGCTTATGTCGCAACCACTGATTTTGATCAAACAATAATGGCAATTCAGTATACTGGCCGAGATTTAATTACAAATCAACTTACCGGAGTCACTGGAATTACCAGAGCGATCCCAGCAGGAACACGGGTTTGGTCGAACCCTACAGTTTCACAGCCTATCTACTATACCGTGTTTGAAGATAAGCTGGTATTTGATCGGATAATTCCAGACTCAATGCAGGGCAACAATCTCTACATTGATTATTATAAAAAAGAAGAAGAGGTTACAGATCTTTATCAAGAGCTTCCAGAAAATTATAGAGAAATTTATAAATGGTACTTGCGATGGGCAATAAAATATCGTAAGGACATTAATCTGGATAGTAATGATGCGGACCTAAAGAAGTTTGAAGATTTGGTGCAAGCCCTCTTCAATAATCTTTATTCCGGACAAGATACTATAATCGTTACAAGTTAAATGGCTCGCAACCTACTGCTCAAATTTTATGGGATATACACAACCTAGAATTCCGTTAATGAACATTATTTCCGCTCATCCAGTCACACAACTTGTGATTGAAGGAGTTATTGATTCTGCCTCAGCTGCCCCAAATGGAGCTGGCTACGCAGGTATTTTCGAACCAAGTGCCAATTTGATAATTCTCGCTGGTGCTGGAGCAGGTAATTACGTTAACGATGGAACCACTGCGGTTCCTCATTGGACTGCTTCTGTAGTTGGTATCACTGGTGATACAGGAGCTACAGGCCAAACTGGTCCTACTGGTCCTACAGGCCCAACTGGTCCTACTGGAGACACAGGTCCTACAGGCCCAACAGGCCCAACAGCTTAGTCTTTCCTCTTATCGGTTAACAGTTGTTAACCGATAGAATGGGTAGGTTAACAAAAATATGGCAGAAAATAGTGGATCATACAAAAACATAAAAATTCCATATCCCCAAGAGGGAGTTATTCGTACGGCTTCTCTGGATGATACTATTTCTCCACCAGACTCAGCTCAAATAGGAGTGAACGTGAACTTTGATCGTATCGGAGCAATTCAGACTAGAAAGGGAGTGGAGGAATATGCGGTAGACGAAGATGTTCCTCTCCTCGAGCCTATAAAGAATTTTGGAACCTTGAATAATACTTTAGTTCCAGCTGGATTTGAATCTATAATAAAATATTCTCCTCAAGATGTTTTTGATAGCGGATCAGCTAATTATATTTCAAGCGTGAAAGTGGATAGTACACACTTCTTGATTTTTTGGACTGACTCTGGTGGCTTAGGGAAGGCACAGATTGCAGAAGTCGATTTGGTGACTGGCTCTTTCACAATGAAAGGCACAGCTTTGACTTTTGAGGCTGGGGCAAATGCTTACAATGCTTGTGTTGCTGTGACTTCAACAAGATATCTAAACTGTTGGCAAGGAGCTGCCGGGGATGGCTTTGCTCAAGTTTTCACTGTGAACACAACAACTTGGAGTGTAACAGCCGAAGGTTCACCATTAGAATTTGATACTTCCGATGCTTCGGATATTTCAATAACTCAAGTGGATTCCAGTCATTTCATTATTTTCTATGCAACAACGGCTAGTGTTGGAAAGGCAGATATCCTTGCGGTTAACCTCTCAACTTGGGCTGTAACCGAACCTGGGTCAAAGACTACCTTCGATGGAACAAAGGGCGTTTTCAACTCTTGCCAAAAAGTAGATAGCACCCATTTTATAAACTTTTGGTCTGGGGCCGCAGATGATGGATTTGTTCAAGTTGTTTCTGTGAATACCGGAACATGGGCCATAACTTTAGTAGGTTCGCCTTTGGAATTTGATACATCAAATGGTCAATATAATTCTTCATGTCCTCTCGGGGATGGTTCTCGTTTCATAAACTTCTGGCATGGTCCAGATGGAGGATATGCGAGAATCTTTGTCGTGAATCTTGGAACTTTTGCAGTCACTGCGGCAGCCGCAGCTTTGAAATTCGTTGCTGATGCTTCATTCAGTAATGGGATAAGTAATGCTTGTGTCACAGGTGGAGACGGAGAACACTTTATAAATTTCTGGGCAAATGTGATCGATTCTGGTGGTGGAGGAATTGCTGATGGCCAAGCTCAGATATTTGAAGTTGATACTGGGACTTATTTGATTTCTGCCGTTGGAGATCAGTTGAGCTTTGGTGATATAAAATCTGGATCTCCTCTCACTCCTGTTTTAGCCACTACAAATAAAATAATGATGTTCTGGCAACTGGATGATGCTGATTCCAATAATGGAGTGGGATCTTTGTTTCGACTTGATGGCACTCCGGTTTCTTACAATCTTCTTTACGCTCAGCAAGGGAATGGAGATGTGTTGAACTGGCCAAACCCAGGATGGGTGGTTCGCAGAACAACTGTGAATCCCCAGCAAAAGGCTCGTTTTACTCAATACTTAAATCGTATCTGGATGGTGAATGGAAATGCCTCTTTCGGTGATCCTGTTGAAACTTCGGATGGAGGGACCTTCGATACAACTTTAGTCCCGGATGATTTTCCTCCAGGAGATTTTATACAAGCTGGATTTGAAGGACGTGTTTGGGTGGCCGACAAACTCTATGATGTAATTTACTTCACTGATATTGTTCAATTTACACCTCCTGATGTCTACACTTTGAGTTATGATCCTGACACAAATTTCATTAAGAATTTCTCTCCTCAAAATGGTCAGACGATGACTGGTCTTTTTACTACGCCACGAGCTCTTCTTCTTTTCAAACAGGATTCTATTTATCGAATTTATGGAGCATTTTCTGTGGACTCCTACCCAGCTTACAATGTTGGAACCTATTCTCAGGAGTCAATCGTACAAACTAAAAATGGAATTTATTTCCATCACTCTTCTGGTTTCTACCAATTCGCATACGATAGTCAACCGATTGAAATTTCTCGAAGAGTTATTGATTTCGTTCAAGCAATTCCAAGAACTTACTATGGGGAAGTGAAAGGAATTTATAATAATCAGGATGCGGTAGAGTGGCATGTGGGGCCGGTTGAAGTGGAGGGTGTTCTCTACGAAAGTTGCGTGATGCGCTACACTATTTCTACTCAAGTCTGGACGATTTACGACTACAAAGGCAATGATATAACGGCGCTTATTTTATTCGATGACGGAACTGAAATTAGAATGATAATGGGGGCTTCACAAATATAAATATATGGCACAGATAAAAATATTAGCTATAGGAGGTGGAGGAGCAGGTGGATCATCACCGGCTTTCGGCGTGGGAGGAGGCGGTGGAGGTGCTGGAGGATATCAATACAATGCCGCTTATTCCATAACTCCTGGCTCTTACGCTGTGACAATCGGCGGCGGCGGCCAGACTGCTGGAGCTAACGGAGACGACACAACTTTCGACACAATTACTGCAATAGGAGGAGGGGGTGGTGGAAGTGGAAATCAACCTGGAACTTCTGGTTCCAATGGTGGCTCTGGAGGAGGAGGTGGTGGTAATCGTGCCAATCCGGCTCAAATAAATACTGGGGGAACTGGAAGCCAAGGCCATAACGGAGGCAATGGTACTGCTGGTGTTCACAATAGCCAAGATGGTAATGCGGGAGGTGGAGGGGGATCTGGAACAGCAGGAAGTAATGCTCCTGGCAAAGATGGCCCTGGAGGAGTTGGTGGAAATGGAACTTCAAATTCAATCACGGGATCGGCAGTTACATACGCTGGAGGCGGAGGCGGAGGTGGCTCTGATTCAGCAGCATCTGGAGGAACTGGTGGAGGAGGAGCCGGCGGTTATTACACTGGCACAAATGGTATCGCTGGAACTGATGGCCTAGGTGGAGGAGGTGGAGGCTCAGGTGGAAGCACATCAACATTTGGAAAGGGAGGAAAAGGAGTTGTGATTATTTCTTATGTCACAGCTGATTTTGGAGCATGCACCGGTGGAACAATAACCACTGATGGCGCAAACACTGTTCACACATTTACTTCAAGCGGAACTTTTGTTTTATCTCTTCCTTTTTCTATTGATACACTTGTCGCCACTGATGTTGGCCAACACACAGCTACTGGAAACGGAGAGATTGATAGTGATGGTGGCCATACAATAACCCAAAGAGGTTTTTGTTGGAGCCTTACTCCAAACCCTACGACATCAGATGATAAAGTTATCGTTGCCGGTACTACCGGTGCCTATAGTGGGGCAATCACTGCGCTATCTCCTGGGCTCACTTACCACTATCGCGCCTATGCAATAAATTCTGATGGCACTCACTATGGCGATGATGTAACTTTTGATACAGTCCCAGCGGTGAGTCTTATTACCGAAGATGCAACAAACATCACAAAAACTACTGCAACTGGAAATGGAAATGTTTTAGACGATGGCGGTGAAACCATCACCGAAAGAGGTTTCACTTGGGGTACTTCTCCTCATCCAATAATTTCTGGAGACAAAGTTATCGTTGCCGGAACTACAGGCGAATACGATGGATCCATGACTGGCTTGACACAAGGAACTTTGTATTACTATCGAGCTTATACAATCTCTGATTCAGGAGTAAGTTATGGAGAGGATATCGTTTTCACAACGATAGGACTTTATTCTCGAATAGGAGCGATGGATCAAACTTTCACCGACTTTGATGAACCAATTTATTTTGAATATATCGATCGATGGCGAGCATACACAGACATGTACGCTAAAACAAAAAGCATCAGTGGAATGAATATGTACACTGAAAATGCCGCAGGGGTTCGAGTTTATTTCCAAGCTCAAAAGTCTCCACCAAATGTTTGGGAGGATATCGGAACTATCACTGAGCAAAATAATTCTTTATTCCCTAATGCACAGACAAAAGATTTTACTGTGGGTAGAATTCGTATGGCTGGATTTACAAGTGGAACACCAATCGTATTCCATAGTATTGAAATTTTATCAATCAACGATAAGGGCTTTGACCAAAACTAATGGACCCATCTCCATCAAAACTAAATAGATTCATGTATAAAACAGCTCCTGATGTCTCTGCTGACACTCCTGCATATATGTCCTCTACCAATTCTAGTCCTCGCAATGCACAAGCCTTGAATTCAAGTGACCCAAATAATTCCAAAAAAGATGCTAAGGAAATTATTACAGGGACAGTTATCACTGCTTGTTTAATAAAATCTTCGGATCAAGACGATCGCATTGAAATAGGGCAAAATTTGGATAACGTAATCAATAACGCCGATGTCGGAGATTTGGATTTTAGAAGTATCAAAGCGCTGGACTACTTGGTTGCTTATCGCCCAGGAACAAGGAGACTCGCTCTCATCATTACCGGATTGGGAATGGTTTATGTCGGGTATGGAATGCCGGCCGCCAAAGTCATGCACTGGGACCAAGCCGCTGGTCTTTTGTACAATAGCCCGAGTGAAGTCAGATGGGCAATAACTGTTTTGGGTACAGGCTTATATAAAATTACTCACCATCTAAATAGCCTAGACTATTCTCCAAATGTTATTTGCAGTACATCGGGGGGCTTGGGAGTGTATGTGTTAGCTTATATTACAGATCGTGGATTGAATAGTTTCGTGATAAATACCTTCAATTTGATAGGAAATCCAGTCGACACCGATTTTGAGTGCACTGTAAGCATTTATTAGAATTGCCATTAAAAATTTTTAACAGTATAATTTATATAACATGGATCCAACAAAGCAAACAGGTCTAAATATGATAAATTCCACCCTCAATCGAGGGTCTTATGGAGATCAGGTCAAAGCTCTCCAGCAATATTTGAATGGCCTAGGTTACGATGTTGGGAAAATGGACAGCACCTATGGCCCTAAAGTTGAAGCAGCGGTAAAACAATATCAGCTTGACAATGGCCTTACTCCTGATGGTGTTTTTGGCTCAGATTCAATCGCAAAAGCTAAGACACTGGGAGCCACTGCTACTCCGGCCGGCGCACCGGGTACTGGTAAACAACCAGATGACCCTTCTTTTATGTTCCGCCAAGACAACGGAAAACTAAATGAGAAATTTGTACCAAAGACACAAGAAGATCTCGATAAATTTTATAATCTTTCAGTCGCTTCACATCCAGTTTTTGCTGGCAATAGTCCAGAAGCCTTGGCTTATGCTTCATCCACTGGTGATTTTAGCAATCTCTTAAATCCAGAAGGGAAACCTTTCAGTCAGGCTGACGAAGAAGCTGCCACAGCTAAGGCAAATGAAGCACTCGCTCCAGGATTTAATGCTACAAAATCCTATGACACAGCAAATACGGAAGATGCTTTGAAATTAAAAAATCTTGACTATAATAATTTCTTAAATTCAGAAAAAACAAATTTCAAAACAGATAAAAATACTCTCGATAAAAATGCAGCCGACAATGGTGTGCTGTTTTCGGGTGGACGATATCAAAAAGAGAAAGCTCTCCAGGATGTTTACCAAAGAAATCTTGCAACAAAAACAGCCACAGCAGGGGCAGATATTGGGGGCACTCTTCGAGACTATCAATATAAATATGGTGGAGCAGCTGTAAAAAATCCATCTCTTTCTCAATACTTCCAACTTGGAAGCAATACCTACAACCCTGGTGCAGTAAGAAGGAACGTCACTCCGGGAAGTCTTTCAAGTATTTACGATCCATCTGCTTATGATTTTCAAGGAACAGCCGTGAATACAAATAAAGCCAATGCAGCAATTCGTGCAGCTGCTCTTTTAGCAAATAAGGGGAATAAACTGGTCGGAACAGGTTATAAAAATCAATTCTAAAATATATGCCAACAACAACACCACTATCATTAAAAGACTTCTTCGCTCAAATGCAAAAAAGTTTCACGCCACCGCCAACGACTAGAACCCTTCCAAATGGAGGAGGTACTTACGTTGCACCAGCGGCTCCGGGCCCAAAGCCAGGAGAGTACGGCTCACCTGACTACATTTCGCCAACTGTTCCTATCAAATCCATGTTCGGAGAGAATGCGGCCAAGACAGCAGACTTGGCATTCCCGGCTAAGCCAATTTTCAAAGGTGGTGGTACTTCTACTGGGGGAGGAGCCCCAGGCCCTACTAATACTCCTCCAGCTTTGGACTATAGTAAATACATTAACCCAGCGACAGGAACGCCCTATACGGCCTCAGAATACGCCGATGCTATGGCTAAACGGGCAGGAGGAGGTGTAATACCAAATTACGCAGGTGATGCTCTTGGTGGAGCTCCTAAGACCGCAGAAGAGCTTTTGAACACTGCTAGGAACCTTAACAATACCAGGAATGATCAGGCTGTAGGTGAGACAGATCCTCTTAAAATCGCCTCAGAATCCGGTATTCAATACACCCCGGCAGAATTAGCGGCTATTGAAAAGGCCCGCGCTGGGATTTTTGACCCAGCCTTGAATGATGTAATGAATAAACTTGATGCAAAAACTAAAGCTGATGAGCAACTTCGATTGGCTCAGGAAAAGACAAAACAGGATGAGATAAATTTCAAGCAAGATCTCCAGAAAATCGTGTTTAATACAAATGAAAATATTCGTCAGTGGAGAGCTACAACTGGCAGTAAGGCTGGTAGTTCTAACAGTGAATTCACTCCCACGCAAGAGCATTCCGGGGCCGCGGCCGCAGGTTTGAGTCTTGATCAATTCAGCTCTCTCGATCCTGATATCAAAAATTTCTTCATCAGCAAACCAACCACAACTGACGATACTGGCAAAACTGTGACTCAGTTGAAAGTATTTCAAGATTTATTTGATAGTATTAAAAGTGGTGACACTACCGCAGCTGAGGTCAGTGATTTGATTACCAATAGTGCTACTTTGCCAGAAGCAGTGAAACATTATTTCATCGAGCAACTTCCCCTCGATGCTCCAGCTAAACAAGGTTACTTCTCTAAAATCTGGAGTGCGATTACAGGGCGGTAATAAAAATGCAAAATCCTTTTGATATCAAACCTAAAACAAATGTCAGTAATCCATTTGATGCCCACACAGCACCAGCTAAATTGCCATTCGCAGCTACTAAAACTGGGATTGCAGTAAACACTGTTTTGGGTCTACCAGAAGCAGCAGTAAAAGTTGGGAAAGATATTCTTCAAGGGGTTGCTCGGTCAGTTGCTTCTGTTGGTACTGAGGCCGGGAATCTTCCAACTGAAATAGTAAATAAGGTGGGGAATATTCCAGAGACAGTAAACCCTCTTCCTTTTGCTCAATCGATTCCAACCGATCAAAATAAATTTACTTCTGCAATCTTTGGTGGAAAACCAGTCGAAACTGTGCAGGAAAGAGTCCGTAATCTTCAAAGCACTCTCTCGCCATATATCGGTCAGCCAGCATCTAAGTATGCGGCCTTTCCATTGGTACTCGGAAGTATCGGCTTAGATCTTTCTGGCTTTGGAGGAAAGACGGGAGTCAAGGCTTTTTCAGGAGAAATTCCTGAAAGTTTTTTCAAATATATCGCAAAAGAAGTTAACCCCGGAGCCATCGAAGAAACTCTCACAAAAGTAGGAGTCCATCCAGATATCGCTAAAAGTATTGCACCCGAATTGGCTGCAACTAAGACCCCTCAAGAAGCAAAAGATGCGCTTATTGCATTCGAACAGAATGCTCCAAAAAAGCTACCTGGAGAGGTTCCGGCTGAAAAACCAACTCCTATAGTCAACAATGAGGTGCCTCCAATTCCAGAAACGACTCCAGCTCCATTGGAAAATCCAAATCAACCTCAATTATTTAATCAACCAGTTACGCCCACACCTTCTCCAATTTTTTCCGGAGTAAAATCACCAACGCTAGAATTAGGACCAGCGGCCACACCACTAGAAAAAGCACAGCAAGGACTACAAACCATAAACTCTGGAGGTGATCAGGGGATTGAATCATTACCTTCAATTATAGATAAGGGAATAACTGATGTAAAGGCAAAAGTGAACGCTCTCGACTATCTTCGCACCCCAGAAAATGTCTTGAAGAAAATTGGTCTTGAGGCAAACGCAAAAGAAATTCGCACCGCCTATGAAAATTATCTTAATGAAACTAAGCAAAAAATAGATCAAATTACAAATTGGTCCAAACAAATTCCTAAAGATAAATTGGATAGTTTCTTCGGCCATCTCAATGGTGAGGGACCAAAAGACTTAACCCCGGCAGAATTGAAAGTAGCTGATGAAGTCAAAACTTATCTATCCAAATTCGCTGATCGTCTAGGACTCAAGCCGGATGAAAGAATCGGGGACTACATTACTCACTTATTCCCACCGGGAAAGGGAGGGGAAATCAATGAAGATCTTGCAAAGGTTATTCAATATCAGATCCCCGGAAGTGTCTATGACCCATTCTTGCTTCACCGAAAAGGGGTAGAAGGATATCTCCGTGATCCATGGAAAGCTCTTGATGCCTATACCAAAACAGCGGTTCGTAAAATCAATATGGACCCAGCCCTAGCTAATCTAAAATCTGCTGCAAGTGGGCTTGAGCTCAGTCAGCAAAACTTCGTAAAGAGATTTGCAGATAGGGTGAACATGCGCCCTACTGAACTCGATACTCTCATAGATAATGGAATCAAATCTGTTGTTGGCTACAAACTAGGAGTTCGCCCAACTAAAAACATCACAGCCACAGCTCGTAAAATCGTTTCTCGAGCAAAGCTAGGATTGAGTTTTGTGTCAGCTGTAAAAAACTTGACCCAGGGAATAAATACATTCGCTGAGCTTGGCACAAAATATACTCTTAAGGGGTATATGGATTTAGCTGCAAATTTTGCTAAAAATGGAGCGAAAGAATTAAAAGATAATAGTGTTCTACTTGAACATTTCATCAATGATAGAAATTACAATGCGATAAAATCATTCTGGGAGAAAGCCGATAAGGTTACGTTCTGGAACTTTGAAGCTACTGAATTAATCAACCGAGGCGCGGCCTATTATGGAGCTAAGGCCAAAGCTCTGGCCGAAGGAGCAACCGAAGCAGAGGCAATTCAAACCGGTAAAGATATCGCCGCTAAAACACAATTCCAATTTGGAAGTATCGATACTCCAGTAGGAATGTCCTCAGATATTGTAAAAACTCTCACTCAATTCCAAACTTATTCTACAAAGCAGATAGAATTTCTTGCTGAAAAATTACACAACAAAGAGTACGCATCTCTTGCACGATATGTAGCTGCGGCCGCAATCGTGTTTGGAACAATCGGATCAGCTATCGGCATGAGTCTGTGGGACATAATTCCATCTCTAAGATTTGGAACACCTCCTGCTGCCGATCTCCCCGTGCGTGCTTTCAAAGATATTACTGGCGCAAAAGATCAATATGGAAAAGTTCCAAGTGGAAAATCTCGATTAAGAGATATCGCAAACGCTGCCCTTACTGATCTTGTCCCCGGAGGAACTCAAATAAATAGAACTGCTGGAACATTAAAAGCTCTAAATCAGGGGAAATCTACAACTGCGGCTGGAAACTTTCAGTATAAAATTGCGCCTACTACTTCAAATTATATTCGAGGAGTTTTATTTGGAAAAAATAATCTACCGGAAGCTCAAAAGTATTACAACAAGCCAGCTAAAAAAACTTCTACTAAGTCAAATCCTTTCGACTAAACAAAAAACACCTAGACACTTCAACGCTAATGTAAATTAGTACGATTGAGGCTAGGTGTTTTTCTTGAAAACATGCGGAACCAGAGAAGCGCTTTGATGGTATCATGCCAAGATTTATATCCCAACATGGTTTCCATCGCTACTAGGATCTAACCAGAACCGCAATATTATTATACAGCACTCGGTTCAAAAACAGAAAGAATATTCGGCTCCATTTCCAAAGCAACCTTCTGGGTGCTCTTGTTTTTGAACTCATTGGACACAATTTCCTCCATCTTTTTCACCATTTCAGGTGTGAGCTTTACTCCGCGGGCTTGCGCGGTTTCAGATAGGATAACTCCATACTCAAGAGCGAGAAGAAGTTTTTTATTTAGGTATATCGGTATTTTCAACATCGGTTGTTGGCTTCTCTACATTACCTCCCATTCCTACACCTGGAGGGGTTTTTAATGGCCCCGGAGCAACAGGAGTTGGTTTATCGATCGGGTATTGTTCTTCATCAATGAAATAAATTATAGGCTCAATAATATTTCCTTGAGTGATCGCTTGCTTAGCTGTGATTCTAACCTGCAATGATTTTGCAAGGTCCTTTATTTGCATGATCTTTTTTTCACTACTGTCTCGTGCTTCTTGATCTGTCATAAATTTATATATGTTTTTTAAGATATTTTAACGCTTTAATAATCCATTTTTCATTTTCTAGTAATCCTATCGACAAGTTACATCTTGTGCAAAGTATTGCTCTAACTTTTCCAGTTTTGTGATTGTGGTCAATATTTATCTTCTTTTCTTTTCTTAAATCGACTCCACAAATAGGGCACTGGTGATTTTGAACAATTAACATTCTATCTGCTTCTTCTGTTGTTATTCCATACCAATATTTAATATGTCGAGCTCTATCTTTTTTAGGATCATAGTTATCTCTTTCAATTTTATTTCGACATGGTTTGCAGTAAGGGCGCTTTTTTGTTTGAGCAATCCCAACCTTACATTTTATACACTTTTTTATCATACTAAACTTTTCGCTGATGTCCTCCCCCACTTGGATGATAATTAGGCCCTCCAGGTGCTGCGTGTTTTCTACGAGCAATGGCTCCAATTACTGCACCTGGAACTCCCTTAGCTTTTAATTGTGCTGCACGACCACCATGACCAAGAGCATTGCTCTTGCCATGAAAACTTCCTGTCTTTTTTGTATCTGACATATATTTTATACTCTCCTAGTATGTGATCCCTGACTAGAGGCCACATGTTCTGGTAATTTTTTCCCTTTGGTTGCGGCGTTCCATTCTTTTACGCCTTTTTCACCAAGGGCTTTATGTCCTGCTGGACTATTCACCCAAGCAAGTTGCGCTTTACTTTTTGCTGGCATGTTGTTTCTTGGGAGCCCCAAAAACCTTATTAAGATTCTGCCTCGACTCGGCATTCTTAGGGTTCGCCATTGATGCTTCTCTCCTCTCTTGTGATTTTGATTTACTCATAACTTTTTAACTCCTCAGTTACATCTTCCAGAGCTCTGACTAGAAGCTCCTTGAAGTCTTTTAATTCTTGCTTAATATCTGTCCTCAACGAAAAAGATAAGGCCACCGCGCCTAACTTATAAGAAAAATTCTTACTTGTAGTGTTCTCTGTTTTTAGTATTTTTTTATCATCTGCCATAAATTATAATTCTCTTAAATAGGCTTGGTATGCTTCTGAAATTTCAGTTGCAACCTTTAATATTAATTGCTCCATTCGCTCTATTTCTCTCTCATCAAACTCGCGATGGAAAGAAACTACGCGACCAGTTACATGTACAATTTTATCACCATCACGCCAAAAGTCTACAGTTTCAGCTGCAGTTTCTTTGGTTTCAATCCAATCCAAATCACAATATTCTGGCATTTGTCCCAGACTCCACTTGAGAGCTGTGGCATAAAATACTAGCTGATCATGTTTCTGGACTCGGGCCTTATCCCAGGGAACTTTTCCAGTTTTATATTCTCTGAAAACATTCGCTGGAACATTGATTGTAGCTACTTTATTGTAGCTATCGAGGTAGGAGAGAATCGGCACACCATTCACTAAGCATTTAATTTCGTATTCTGGAGTATCATAACATTCCAAATCTGGCAAGAGGGCCTTGTGTTGGCCATTCTCAATAAGAGTGGCAATATTTTTACCAAGGGTGAGATATTTAGAATCTAGTTTTTTGCCATCTTCAAAATACTCCTTTCGATATCTGGAAGGATTTTGAAGCCAACAAGAAAGCTGGCTCCAAGAGATATGTGGTTTTGGTAGGATTAATTTATTCATTTTATCTTTCAAACATTACATCTTTATTGGTAGCGTTGTCAGCGATGCGCTTCCATTTGCTCTTCCAAGGTTCATTATAAATCTTTGCCATGAGATTCAATGCACCTCGGTGATCTGGATTACTTAAGACCGCTTGGATGCACGTTTCGCGAGCTTTACCGCCTTGTTTCGAGTACCAATAGGCTTCCGCCATATAGATATACGCTTCTGTTCGTTCTTTTTCATATTTTGATATTTTCAAATATTCTCTAAAAATGTTAATAGCCGACCCGTAATCATGCTTATCGAAATAACTTTGTGCTAGGTAAAACATAGCTCTCGCATCTGATGGATTTTCATCTAGCTGCTTGGCCATAATTCTAAGGTATCGATCTGGATCTTTGGTGTGATTGATCGAATATCCGTAGTAAATTATTGGCACAATTCCTTCTTCGTGATATCCACCAAATATATTCAAATCCTCGTGCGCCCTACCCTTATAAAAAATCTTTCCATTATTTTTGTAAATTTTTGTTCTATCGTGAGTCCTTCCTTTGTATTGGATCGAAGATAATTTCACCTTCAAACCATCTTGCTTGGTAGTCTCAATCATCTTTTTAATCTTCTCGATACCTCCAGGCTCAAGCCGGCAATCTGCATCTAGGCTCATTACCCAATCACCGGTACATTTTGAAGCAGCATGATTCTTCGCCTCAGCGAAATTGTCATCCCAAACATAGTCGGTAAATAATTTCACCTCTGGGTGAGCTTTGAGAATTTCTATGGTGCGATCAGTTGACCCAGTATCACAGACCACAATTTCATCGGCATCTTGAATGGTCATCAAGGCCTTCTCTATCTCAGATTCTTCATTTTTAACAATCATGTAAACTGAAAATTTCATTTGATTTTACTTAATCTATATTCATTGATAATTTCAAACCTTTTTTGTCTTACTTCTTTGCCGGCATCTGAATGGCTCCCCTCCCATTTATTATACAACAAACATGGGACAGGGGTACTACTAAAAACTGGGTTTTCAGTAGCACAATCGATCCAGAACATTGAATTAAAACAATCGCTTTCATGATAGTGATGTTTTTCCCAGAGCCATCGCTTGAAAGGGATTCCGCCGTGCATAAAATTCTTTCCGGTGAGATATTGTCTTTTTGAAAGTAGAATTTCCTTAGTTATTCTGGGGTGCATGCAAAGAGATTTATTATCTAGGCGCAAATAGGCACATACGATGATATCTGAATCCAGGCATTTTTCAAACTCATCAAGAGCCCAGGGAAGAATCTGATCATCAACACTGAGGCCCATCACCCATTCAGTTGGAGTATTTTCCATAGCAATATTTTTCAGTTTCCCAAGTCCTTCTTCTTCGGTTTCGATAACTTTTACTCCCACTGGCCACAAAATTGCAGGAGGTATGCCGTGATTTTTACCCAACACAATAGTGACTTGTGTAGGACGGACCTTGAGTTGATTAATTGCATTTACCCATTGAGGTAAAAATCGTCCATAGTTATTATAAATAATTGTAGTTATCCCGATATTTATTTTACTTTTTTCTATCATATTTTTTGTGACATGAAGCACATAAAGCGACCCAATCTTTTTTATTTCTAAGATATTTATGTGATTTATTTGCCCATTGAATACTTTTAGGGGTAGTTCGAACCTTCCCACATTTTTCACACTTCAAAGGAATCCCTAAAATTCTTCTTATCCAATAGTGAAGTCCACGATATCCGACCTTTTTTCCCTTCCATTTTTGGTGATTACTTCCAATCATCAACGGAGGAGTCGTACCCAGTTTCTTATGAGCTGCTCTCATCTTATCCTTAGTTTCTTGCGAAGGATATCTCCCTTTATTAATCTGATTCCCTTTTTCAAATTTCATTGTTTCTTTTTTATTGCTTCCCAGGTAGCGCGCATGCCTTTCACAATTAT